TTTATATTAACGTTACTGCCATTTGCACTTGAGTTTAAAGATGGCTCAGCAGCATTAATTTGAACTCCACCAGCAACTGAAGTTTTGGTAATATTAGTTCCAGCAACAACTGCATTTGGAATATTTGATTGGAGAGGACTTAAGAAATTTAAATTTGTCCCATTACCAATGGCACTGTAAATTTCTTGAAAATTGCTATTGATTTTTATAGCACCACTTAAAAGATTATCTCCAGTTCCATCATTTGGTGCTGACCCAGTTGATATACCTTGATATGCCATTTTTAACGCTTTTTAGTTATTTAGTTTCTGCGTAGACGTGATAATAGCACTCTATAGGAAGAGAACTATTAGATTGAAGTCTAATTTCCTTCGATGTAACAACTTTTACTGAAATATTTTGATTGGAACCACATGGTGTGATTAAGACTGTAATTGTCTTTGGATTAATTCTGTCTTCCCATTCTTCTGGTAACTCTATTACAGAATTTCCAAAGACTTTTCCGCGAGCAAACAATAAATTGCTTTGTTTTGTAAAAATTGTATTTTCCATACTAAAATTAATAATTTACATGTATTTATTTTAAAGACCTAACCATTGCGATGGATGAGTGGAACCCTGATGGTAATCTGCATATTCTTTCTTCAAAGTTACTCTAATATCTCCAGCAATCACTACTCTTTCACACTCTCGTTTGGTAAATTTTTGAGTAAAGTGTCCAATGTTACTTGGAAAAATTACCATACTTCCTTCCTTTGGAGTAATGGTATAGACATTACAATTATATTTGTTGTATCCTGTAATTAAATTTCTTTGAATTGCAGTTTGAAATAAATCTCCCACAGATTCATTTTTATTTTGTTGTTGTGCCACACAAAATTTATCAGAAGTCTCATCAGTATTTGTATAATATACAAAACTCAAATTGGATTCATTATGTGTATGTGGTTTGACTGATGGTGTTTCATCATCAAAGTGGCATCCAACCCAAGATTTAATTACATGATAATCCAATTTCGAATAATCAATTAATAAAGTATCAAAATAATTATCAATATGAGTTCTTAATTCTTCAAAAAATACTTTATATTCTAAATTATGATGTGCAAAAATTCGTCCGGAATATTCTGGACTCTCATTAATATATCCATTAAACCAATATTCTTTTAAAGATTCTAAATTTTTTTCTTTAAATTCTTGATGGCACTTTACATCACCTTGATACACAACAAGAGGAAAAAGTTCATGTATTTTATAGTTCATCAAACACCATTGATATTATATTCTCTATTATCTCCTGGATAGTCGTTTGGTGTCAAGCCTGGATATTCTGGGATATTTCTTGCAGTGTCTTTTCTTTCTCCAAAGACTACATAGTTGCAATTTATTTGGGAACCTGAATTATTTTTAATAATAATTTTAGAACCCCACTCAATTTTTTCAACATAAAGTTCTTGCCATGAACCAAGAGGAGTTAAGTTTACTCCAATTGTTTCTGGATCAACTAATCCCCTCCAATAATCCGGGAGAACAATAACACTATCATTTACAAGTTTTCCTCTGTAAAAAACTTCTGCAGAAGGTCCTTCTAAACAAATGTATCTAAGTCTATAATTTTCTTTAGTTGGGTGTGGAATATCGAAAGATTTTTTTGAATCCCAAACAGCTGCTTTAGTATTGAGTGAACCAACAGCGGTAGTTTTTAAATCGGTACATTGAACATAATCATGCCGATACAATGGACATGCATCTGACGGATAATCAGCATCTCCCGTCCAAGGATACATTGGATATCTCCAATCTGTTGTTGGAGTCAATTCTCCCCATTCACCTATACACTTCTTTTTTCCAATTCTTTGTTCTACAAATTTATCATCTGCCATTTAATTACCTCTTAGTGTCATAATGGAATCCAGAGACTGAATATTCGTCATTATTTCCTGGATAATCGCTAGGAGAATCTCCTTCATATTCTGGAATTAATTTTTCACCATCACTTCTTTCGGCAAAGATATGATAGTGACATTCTATAGATTCTTCCGATGTCAAATAAACTTTATTATTTTCAATCTTTTCTACTACAATATTTTGAACTCTTCCTACTGGAGTAATTGAAACTGTGATGGAGTCTTCATCAACAAATTTTTTCCAATACTCTGGCAGATTTATAATATTTTCTCCCTTTAGTTTTCCTCTAACATAAACATCATTGGATGGACCTTCGGGGCAAGTATGTCTCAATCTCCACCCCTCTTTTGTTGGGTGTGGAATATCAAAGTTCTTCTTTGCGGAAAGAATATGTACTCCGCAACGAGACATTACTTCTCCTTGAGCAACAATGTCATTTCCTGCAACAACATTTCCTTGAAGATCCAAATTATTAAATATCGCAACATCACCCTTCACACAAAGTGAGTATGGATTATTCAAAGGTCTACATAAACCACCAAGAACAACAGGAACACTAGATTCTGAATTAACATTGGGTCCAATCATCACAGTAGCATTTACAATTGGAAATGCGCTTGCACTTCCCATGATTACTGGACCTTCAATAAAAGCAGAACCTCGTGCTTCTACAGGACCAACTCCTAAAGCTATTGGATTTCCTTGACCACAAAAAAATCTTTTTCCTACAAATAAATCTGGTACTTTCATCTTACTTTATCTAAAACGACTCTCATTTGGATATGGACCACCTTTAGATCCATTAATTTTTGTTGCACCATCAGCACAATCAATTAGACCACCATATATATCCAAGATTGCTTTACCTATTACATTTACTGTTTTTTCTGAAAATATTTTTGTCAATACTTTTGACTCGACATTAATAATTGGGGCATTTACAATTACTTTTTCATTAGCATCTATCGTTATTGTCCCATTCTCTCCATCACTACCAGTAGAAATTAAATCAATATTTTCGGCAAGTATTCTAATTCTCCCGTTCGGAGCAGCTAAAATCATATCACCATTTTCAGCATGTACAAAAAATGCTGGATTTTCTCCCTCAATATCTTTTCCACATATTATTTGGTGAGAACCTGGGGATGAAAATATTGTTCCACCCTTTCTTCCATTCTCCACACTTCCACTACTATCCATTTGCATGTAGTGGCGACCACCATCTTCACCAGTTCTAACTAAAAATCCACAAAGAACTTCGTCATCATGAACATGACCAAACCTTATTTCACCATGGTCATTTCCAAGTCTGTATTGATGATAATTAATCGTTTTAGACATTAAATTTTCCCACGCAATTTAGTACAGAAACAACTGCATCCTTTTGATTATTTCTGGCAATATTTTCTGCAGTTGGAGGTCCAATTCTATTTACTCGGAATATAGGAATCAGCTTTGCGTTAAATCCGGTTTGAGATTCTATGAAAATTTCTGGAATATCCTTAAATCCTAGTCCACCATTTTTTATATCTACTCCAATTATAGAACCCAATTCATCAAATTTTGGATTAATTAATGCTCCATTACTAGGAGATATTTTTATACTATCTCCCGGTTGATAATCAAATCCAGGATCTGAAATATAAACGTCACGTATTTCCAGATATACTGGATATTCGCCCAGAGTATTTATTGGGTTTCCATATATTATATTTCCGTTATCATCAATCACATTTCCATCACCAAATACATTAAGTCCAGAACCAGTTAGTCCAGTTCCAGAAGAACCACTTAAATTTGTCCCTGCATCAGCACTACCAGATCCTGCTGCTCCTCCTGCACCAAAACCAGCACCAGTACCAGTACCAGTACCACCAGCAGCAGCCACTTCCGCAAGACCAGTGTTAGCTCCATCTCCACCACCAGCAACTGCTCCAAAACCAGTACCAGCACCAGTACCAGCACCGCCAGTACCAGCACCACCAGCACCAATACCACCAACTCCAGCACCAGCACCAGCACCAGCACCAGCACCAACTCCAGTCACTATTCCGGCACCTAATCCAGCCGCATCATCTCCTCCCAAGTTTGTTATTGTTGGTGCAACTATAGTCTGAGCTCCAGGCGAAATGTATGGAAGTTCTGTTCCAATTTGAACCTCATCTCCAGGTGAAAGTTGAATAGTTTGCCCTGGAGAATATGCTGGATCATATGTTCCATCAGCTCTTTTTACAATAGTATCTCCTGGATTTGCAAATACCCTACCATCACCACCTCTACTACCGTCTGAAATTGGTAAATATCCAGTTCCAGATTGTTCCATAATTACATAATCAACTTCACCATTAGAATTTAAAACAGTTTTTCCATATGCTCCTCTACCTTTTCCGCAAGCATCGACAAATCTTACAGTAGGAGCACTTCCATATCCAGAACCTGGAGTAATAATATCAACACCAAGAATGCTACCAGTAGCACTTATAATGGCATTTCCGGTTGTTCCATTTCCACCACCACCAAAAAATTCTACTGTTGGTGGTCCACAGAACAGAGCTCCAACATTACAGGTATCTTGAAACACATCACTGAAATCTAAATCAAAATTGAAGTTGTCTGGATCTATAGCACTAGCAGCATTTTTAGCAGTAGATGCGAAAGATTTTGCTTTATTTACTAAAGAATTTATATCTATGCTGGGAACATTAGATGGACCATCCCAAGCACTCCATTCCTTTAACTCTGCACATTTTGGAGTTTCGTCACAAGATAATAAATTAAGCAATCCAGTAACAAAACCAATAACACCATCTGCTAAATCGAAAGCTGCACCAGTAAGAGCTTTTATTGGTCCAAGTATAGAATCTACACTAGATGTAATAAATCCAGTTAATTTTCCAAGCAGTCCTCCGACAAAGTTTTCAACCGCGCATATTGGAGCAGTTAAGAGTTTATCAACAGCACCCTTTAAGAACTTGCCAACCATCTTCAAAAGATTGCTAATTATCTTTCTAAAAAGACATGCGATTAAATCGTTGGCCTTTTCTGTTGCTGCTTTAATTGCTGGTCTTTGATTTGGAAATGCAATATAGTATAAGTCTTTTAAACCATTGTTAATTTTGTCTATGATATAACCTTGAATATTCGTAACAAGAGTTTTAACAGCTCCAGATATAAATTTTGTTGCTTTATCAATCAGTTTATTTATTTTGTTCTCAACATTTTGAATTTTTGTTGATACTTTATCTCTCCATTTAGAAGTTGTTGCTTTTATTCTTTCAATACCCGAAATTAATTGTTTTATGATAGTTGGAACTTTCGATATTGGTGAAGGATCACAACTTGAAGGTACGGGCAAATCAATCTTTTGTTTTCCCTCCGTATATGCTTCTAAAGAAGCGCCATCTTTTCTTGATTGAAGTCCTACACTAGATTGTACTGTAGTTCTATTTGAGGATGGTGAAGATGCTTCTGGATTTGATGTTTGTTTAGCGAGACCATCTTCTTGAGATGTTGGTAAAGAATATCTGGGAACAGAATCCCTATTTGTAAATCCACTAAAGGGTATAAATGGTGATTGCGGTGGGGATTTTAGAATAGAAACATATTGGTTATTACCAATTACTCCCATAATTACAGGAGTCTGAGCGTCATCTCCATCGAGAAAAAATCCGTAAACAAAATCACCTTGACTTAGATTTGGTGTTTGAGAACAACCTCTTGAACCAGAACCTGCAGTTACTGGAAACATCAATGATGCCCAAGGAAGCTCTGGGTCTGTGATTTCATCGCCATGGTATCCCATGATGCGAACTTTATATCTCCAATCAAATCCAAGATGATCAGAAGTAGTTTCAGTTCTTCCTCCTGAGTAATTAATTACCCATTCATCTTCCGAAACAATCTGACCAATCCACCATACAAATCCGTCTCGACCAACAAAATGCTTCTTTAAAAATCCCTGTTCTATCATTAGTCTTCGTAAATTCTACATTCAGATGCATCTGGATGCGAATCACAATATAATTCTAAAGATGTCGGATCCTTAGTTTCTTCTGGATGCCTTTCTTGATATGTTTCTAGTTGGTCCAGTTCTTCTTGATAGTGTCTTCTACTTTGAGCATTTATGTTTGGGTCAGATAATCTTTCTTTATCTTCTTCAATATGCTGTTGTAATGTTTTTTCTTTCATAGTAATTAAAATGGTTTTCTTCCGAAAGTATCTCTAACAAGCGTCAGACTTGTAAAAGTATCTGATGTAGTTATTCTATGACATAAGCTTGCTATCATATATATGCCACTACTTTGCTTATTCATTCCAGCATTAATATCTGTACTTAATTCTGGGAAATCGCAATGAATGAGATCTCCCGCTCTTAAACTAAAATCTCCCGCAATAATAATATTTATTTTAATAGTGAACATTTGATTGTATCTCATGATGGATTGAACCATCGTATTTGTAGCATCAAATGTTGCATCTCCTGGTCTATTTTTCCAATCTTTTAGTTGACTCTTAACATTTTTTCCGTTAGGTAAAGTTCCTACATCCAAAATGTGATTCATCATTCTCGAAATTGGAGTTCTAAATTCATCTGCAACATAAGTAATATCTTCCGAGCCAGCATTTTTTATTTTTTCTTTTTGATTTTCATCAACATTGAAATTTCTTACTTTATAATTCATATTATAGAAATCAAAAAATATACTTCTATTAGAATATGTTCCTAAAGTAAGATTTTGTTGAAGGTCAATATCTCTTTCTATAGTGTAATTTAATATCTTATCATCATATCCAGGTAAAATATCCGCACTGTTTGTGTAAAGATATTTTTTAACAGGATTTTGTTCAAATAATTTATCTATGGATTTAAATTTAAATCCGTCATAAGTTTCATAAAAAAGATATCCAGCAGTTCCTCCAGATGAATTACCTAAACTAGGTACAGACTTTGATGCTAACCATGTACAAACATAAAATGGCTTCCTATAATTTCCAATAAAATTATATGGAATCGCTGTTTCGTCAAAATCTACATCTTTTTGAGTTTTAAGTCCAAGATTATCTTTAAGAATCTTTGAAACATTTTCAGATATGTTTCCATTATATCTAGAGACTACTCTCGATTGCTCATTTGCAATAAATTCTCTCGTACAAAAATCTATAAAATACAAATCTTTTTGTGTTCCTGGATCTATATCACGTACTCTATTCACATAAAATGAGTTATCATTTTTAAATTTTAGTTTATTTTTTTGTGGTTGATTATCTTCAATTTCTATAAAGCATTGTTCCCCACCTCGTATTGGTAAAGAATCAATAATTCCGGATGGTTGTTTTCCATTTAAATTCTTATCAGAAAATCCAGTCTCTACAATTGTAGATGTTAATGATATTGAGTTTGATAAAACACTTTCATAATATCTTATGTCTGGTGCAGCAGATGAAAAGTCTACCGATTCCCCATTATCTTTTGCTTGAAATAATTGGAATTGATTAATGCTACCATTTCTAGTTGAAGAATTATTTGCCATTATCCTTGTTTATATAAGAATCCTATTATTTGCGATTTATAGTAACTATTTAATGTTTCTTTTTTGGAAATACTAATTGGAATCATTTGTCCTCCACCAGAATTTACAGAACTTGGAGTAGTTCTTTTTTGAGATTGCATTACAACTACAGGACTTTTACTATCAAATCCCATTTCATACTCAGCAGATTCTGAAATTTTTGCAGTCGAAGAAGATAATTTACTTTGAATTGGTTTTGGTATTTGTATAGGTTTGGCTTCTGATTCTACTGTAGATGCTGTGGAACGCGATCTTCTATTTCTCAACCTATCTTGCCAAGAACTTTCTTTCGCGGAACTTTGAGTTGTTGATAAAGGAGTTCCCTTTTCAATACCATCAGCAACTCCCTGAATTAATTTGTCAAATTTTGAAGAATCTGTAAAATCTTTTCCATATTTTTTCTCCCAATCTACCATAACTCCAAGTTCAACTAGAGCAGTTGGTGATGCTGCTCCTCTATTTACAGTAGCATTACTTTGAGTATCACTACTAATATTTCCAAGGTCTTGGTTGTTTCTCTGGAATTCCAATAAAGCTTCTTGAATTGGTACTGCAAAAGCAGCATCTTCGGCATCTCCAGATCTTGTTCTGGTTAAAAATCCTGTTCCACCACCACTACGAGAAGCATCAAAATGTAAAGGAACAATTCTAACATCTTTTTTAGATTGTTTCGTAATATAATTATCGTAGGTTTCATAAGAAGAAAAATCTTCTGGTTTTACAATTCCAACCTTATATCCCTTTTTCTCCAACTTTGATTTTAATTTTCTTGCGGCAGAGTCTTGATATTGCCTCTCTCTACCATCTGCACCTGTTGCTCTAGATTGATTAAATGATTTCTTACTTTCATCATCTGGAAATTTTCCAGATAGGTTTGGTGGAACATGATCTAGTGGAATTATAATATCATAATCGGAAGATTCTTTGGATTGTTTTGTTGGGGAATTTATTAATTGTGTTGTTGGAGTTGATGCTACTGGAGTTGATGCTGCTGGTCTTGAACCTCTTCTGGATTGTAGTCTTTTTTGTCTTTGTGATGCTGCTGGATTTGGTGTTGATGCTGCTGGTTTCGGTTTTGCTTCAGGAACTAATGATTCTGCTGGTTTTGGTGTTGATGTTGATGCTGCTGGTTTTGGTGTTGATGCTGCTGGTTTTGGTGCTGAAGGTGCCGCTGAAGAACCAAAAGATTCGAAATTTTTTAAATTTCCAGTTCTAGCGATTGCCTTTTGTCTTTTATTTGATGGCCTTTCCCAATACATTGTAAACCATTTAGATGCATCTTCCGCACTAGAAAATTGTGTAGAAAGATACTCCGTAGTATCTCCTTCAGATAATGCATAATCAACCTGCCCTTTCCAATTCTCCTGCCAATTTTCACCAGCAGCTGATTTCATTGCTCTAAATCTAGTATTGTGATGCTGAAAAAGACCACCAGAAGTTCCATTATCTCCAATAGCACCAGAATCAAATGAAGACTCTGCTTGAATGTTTGCTAGCATCCCTTTAGCATGAATGTCAGGAACACCTTTGCTTACCAAATAATCGTAAATTTCTCTTGGTGGTACAAAATTTTCTCTTCCCTCTGCTATTCCTCCTGCACCTTCTCCAGTTCCTTTTGGCAAATCTTTATCAGATTCGGACAAAGCTTCTGGTCCGATTCCAAAAATACCAAAGAAATCTTTAGTAATACTTTCTGTATCATCAAACAGTTTTCCAATCTTCTCAGCATATTCTTCATCCTCAGTTCTATTTCCAATACCTAAGAATGATCTAATCTGATTGGTTAATTTTACTCCTCCAACTACAACCCATTTTAGAAAATCCCAAATAGGTTTTATAAATTCTCCAAGTTTTTCTATGAATAGTTTTATCTTATCATAGATTTCTTTAAAGAATTTTACTATTTCTTTTATATTTTTTACTATAGCTAAAACAACAGAACCTAGAATAATGTTCTTGAAAAATTTTCCAATCCCAAATTCATCTCCGGGTATTTTTTGCCCAGATATTGTTCCTTCTTTTTCTTTTTTCTCTAATCTATTTTCTTCTCTAGTATTCTTTAATTTTTGATATTGTTTTTTATCATCTTGAATTTTTCTTAGTTTTGTTTGATTGCCATACTTAAGAAATCTAACAATGGTTCCTAAAGTTTTTCCAATTTTTTCAAATATTGTTTTTACACCATCTTTTGGTTTATCCGCTTTGATGTTTTCAGTATCTTTAAAGTCTTTTGATAGTGTAGGTACTAAACTTGAACTTGGTCTTTTAATCAAAGAAGATTTTTTATTTCTATTTAATTCATAAGATTTTTCTTCATCATTACCAAAAAACTTATCTACTGCTACCTTTTTTGCCTTAGATTCTGCAACCTTTTTTGCTTCTGGCAGTGCTAATTTTGCTGCTGTTCCTATTAGTGCTGGTAACATTTTATCCTACCACATTATAGATTCCTTTGACAACCATTGTTGTCATATTATTTGGATCTTCAGATGAGAAGAATGGTACTGGAGATTGTCCTCCCGAAGATGTACTTGCTGCATTTCCACTACTAATACGTGAAGGCATTGTAACAATTCCATTCCCAGAACTTCTTCTTGGCGGACCAATAGAAGGACCTTTTGGTTTGGATCTTACTATTTGTGCTGGTGCTGGTCTGGAACCTGGAGATGATAACTTTGGAGTAGACCCTGCTCCAGGACCAACATATTTGAAATGAGCACTTTGAGAATTATGATTATAGACATATCTCCAACCATATTTACTTCCATTTCTCTTCATCCATTCATATCCAGCACCATTCATATCAAGTGCTTCTCCATACATATGATGGGAATTTGGATGTCCACCTATAGAATCATTTTTTTGTTGACTGCGACCAGAACTTGCAACATATTCGCCAAGATTCATACCAGAGTCTTCAACTGCTCTTGCAAATTGTTGCGCAGCAGGACTAGAAAATACTACAGGTCTTCCATTTTGATCTATCTGACCTTGAACAGTATAACCAGAACCAGTTTCTGAGTGTGAAGCTGGAACTACTTTTGCAGAGCCAGACTTTCCATCTCTTCCAGAATCTTCAGTTCCGGAATCTTCACTTCCGGAAGAATAACTTTGTATCTGACTTCCCATTGAAGTAGAAGTAGATGGAGGTATATATGAAGGACTTTCACCAGAACTTATATTTCTTATAGCACCCCAAAGTTGCTCTATTGATTTATTGATTAAATCCAACATACCATAGATATTTTTTATCTCTCCAAACAATGCTTTGTTTACTTTACCCTTTCCTTCTTCTTTAGATTTTTCTAAAGATTCTTGAGTAGATTCATCTGCTGGAGTAAGTGTATTTCTTGGACCTCTTCTGGATTCTTGTCTGCTCTTTCTTCTTGCTGCTGGGTTTGGTGTTGATGCTTCTGGGTTTGGTTTTGCCTCAGGAACTAATGATTCTGCTGGTTTCGGTTCTGTGCCAGGAACTAATGATTCTGCTGGTTTGGATTGCTCTTTAGGTTCTGGTTTCGATTCTGTGCCAGGAACTAATGATTCTGCTGATCCAGATTGCTCCGCTTTTTTTGCTTCTTCTGCTTCTCTTCTTTCTTTTCTCTTCAAGAAATAGTGTTTTATCGCCGCTTCTGTTCCGGCACCCGCTGCCATAGAACCAACAGCAATAGCTATTCCGGCAGGACTTCCAGCACCAGCTGTAACTCCTGTAAGTGCTGTTCCCGCAGCAAATCCAAGAGCAGTTACCAACCATCCAGCGCCATATGCTGCAAGTTTGATAATAACAGCTTCCATATCACCTTTTTCCCAATCCTCCTTTAATTCTTCATAAAGAAAAAATAGTCCAAGCACTCTTAATATTGGTCCTAGTGCTCTAATAGCTCTAGCACCAGTACCTTTTAATGCTGATGCAATTGCTTTATTTTTGCTAATCCATTCCGACATTCCCGGAGGAGTCATTTTCTTCTTAACATAATTAAGACTTCCCTTAGCACTATTCCATGCAGATTTAGTAAAATCAAAAATTTTGTCTTTAGTTCTACCAAGAAAATTCATACTTCTTTGAACTAATCCTGGTTTTACTGCTTGGGATTCTAATCTAGGAACATTTCCAAAAACATCTCCAACTTCATCTGCACCCGCTTTTGCCCAATTACCTAATCCTTTAGGGCCAGAATCTAGTGGTTGGGGACCAATAGGAGAGGTATATGCAGTTCTACCACCAAGTCTTGGTTTTAAATTTCTAAAAAATCTACCACCTCTTGAACCTGATGTTCGTGGTTTATCTCCTCTTGGTGGTTTATCTCCCTTTGGTGGTTTAGGTGGTTTAGGTGGTTTAGGTGGGTTTGGAGGTTTTCTAAGATTTCTAAACCACTTAAAAGCATCATATAACATCTTGACAAATTTAAATACTTTCCACCCGATTCTCAGAGCAACTAATGCTAAAAGACCCTTAACAATTGTTGGTCCATGCTCTGACATAAAGTTGAAAAAGTCGTCAACTTTTTGTTTATTTTCCGGATTTTGTAACCACTTTAATGCACCAACAACTGCAGACCCCAATAGTATATTTGTAAAGAATTTTTTTATAGCATCAAAAAAATTAGTGACTGGAGACTCTATTGCCTTCGGAATTTTTAAACTTCTTTTCTTTTTTCTTTCTAAGTTTTTTTCTTTTTCTTTTCTTTTCTCCTCTTCATTGATTAATCTTTGATTTTCTTTATCTTTCTTTTCAATATCAGATTGTTTTTCTAATACATTTCTAATGGTAATTAAAGATTCTAAAATATTTCCAATACCATTAGTAAGTTCATTTTCTATTGATTCACTTTTCTCAGATTCCTTATCTTCCGGTTTAAGACTATCTACCTTTTTAATCGCACCAGGTTTACGATTAAAAACTTTATCTATATTAACTTTCTTTTCTTTTACTTTAAACCTACCAGTCTTTCCTTTGACTCGCTTAAGTTCATTGGTAACGAGTTCAATGCTCTCAGTAGTCATCTGAGAGTTTGGCATTCTACCTTTAATTGATGCTTCTTTTAAGAGTGAAGCATACTCCTCATAAGTTAAATCAAATACATCTTCCAATCCTAAGATAGAAAGAATTTGAGAATCTATTTCTTCGTCAACTAGATCGTCATATTTTTTTGGTATGGTTGCAAGTGTTGCAAAACCACCTGGAGTATCTTTCTTTTTTACTTCTCCAACAGTTTCCTTTAAAAGGTCATCTAATCCCTTAGGAATTTTTTCTTCTTGGTCTTCAATACTACCTAAAAGTTCATCCAATCCTTCAGGGATTTCATCATCATCTTCCTCATCATCAACATCATTTTGCGGATTTACACTAAAACTCTGAGGAATTGCGGGAACTCCCACATATGGAAATAATTCCCAAGCATTATCTTCATCAGTAAGTTTTTTTAATTTATCTCTTATTTTCTGTCTATGATTCTTTATATCATCAAAAGATAAACCAAGACTTGCCATCCAATTTCTGATGGCAATTTGATTTTTTCCTCTTGGTTTTACATTTTTTCCGGCGTAATAAACTGCTAGGTCAAAATCAGATTGAAACTCTGGCTCCCACCTTTCACCCCCTTTCATGTACGAAGGATTTATTCCAAAACTATTAATGGATAGATTATTTGGAAGATCAGTTATCATGGAAGTTTTATCCGCCGTTCTGTTGTTGTCTTAATTTTTCTTCTTCAAGGTGATTTTGAAGTAAAGCAACATAAATGTCTCTTTCCCAAGGAATCAAATTTTCTACTTCCCATAATGAATATTTATGATACTGAAGTAGAGCAAAGTTAAGTTTATAATAATTTTCAAGATCCATATGTATCATTCCTAGGCGAAAAAACTTGTCAATCCCTCCAATACTACAGTACTTTCTACATTTGTTTTTGGATTTTTCACTTTAATCTCATGAGATAGTTTTGGCATTGTCGAGAAAAACTTCTCTACATCTTTAAATTGAATGCTATTCATTTGCCCCAGAAAATCTACAATTTCATTTTTAGTGACATCAGAAGATGACCAAACTTCTTCTTCATTATAAATTTTATCTACACAAGATGCAATTAAATCAAAAGATTGATCGATGTTCTTATCATCATCAATATCAAAGTTATTTTTCACAAATTCATCTAAAGATGGATATTTCATTTCCATCACTAGAGTATCATCTAATTTGATTTTATTTGTGTGCTCACTATTTCGTTTTACTTTTATATCTTCGATAGCAATCTTTACTGAGATTTGAGTTATCCCATCATCAGGAGCTGTAATATTAACTTCAATTTCTTCTCCGATTGATTTTCCTCGGATATTCAAAAACAAATATTCAATATCAAAAGTTGGTAAATGTTCTACTTTGATACCTTTTGTTTGAATACAATTTTTAAGAACTGCTTTAATCGCATTAGAAATTTCTTTATTGCTTTCTGATTCTAATGCAAGAACTAAAAGTTTTTCTTCTTTAACTAAAAATGGTCTATACTTAATTGTTTTTCTAGTAGATGGCAACTCAAGCTCGTATGAAGGAGTCGCAATTGTTGGTAAAGGCATAATGTCCTATAATGATTTCAGATATTGATATTTAGTACACCAAACTAAAATGCATTATTAATAAAATCACCAACTCTTTGACCATCTTGAGATCTACCTCTACCTTCCAACACTCTTTCTCCAAGACCATTTTTAGATCTAAGTAAAGTTGCAGCAGCAGAAGCAGCTCTTAATCTTTCCAAATCCGTTGAGTTATTGCCTAAGATATTGGTAGTTCCGGCATTACCATCAAAGTTTAAAGAATTTTGTTCGGCAATTGCGGGAGATCTTGGATCTGGAATAGTACCAATCTTTCCATCACCATAACGTTCTCTTACGTATCTAATATAAGAGAATGACACATTACATTTAAGTAGTTGACTTTGCTCGTAAGAAACTGGCATAGATGTTATTGATTTTGGAAATGCATTTATGAAACTATATTTCATGCTCGTTCCAAATTCTTTTTCAAATTTTACGATGTGAATATTTTCTTTATATGTTGAAGGATAACTCATTCTATAATGAACATAATTTCCAGAATATTCATTGACATCAAAAGTATTATTTGATGTTCCTTGACCAACAATAAAATCAATCCAAGAATCAAAAAATTCAATCACTCGATAATCTCTATCAACATAAAAAGTTAAATTTAAAGTATCATCATAAATTCTACGATGAACCATCTGCTCAGTTACTCCATGAAAATCATTTTGCGATTCTTGAGTTGCCAAAGAAGTTCCTGGAAGAGAAGTTTCCGAGCACAATAATTCTATATCAGAAATTTGATTATAATCTATAGATTTTGAACTTAAAAATGCTCTAACCGGATTCGGGATTGCAAACTTTACATGATATACAGAAGTTTGAGCAATATTTAATACTCTACTTTTTATTTCACTTACATTATAATACTTTGGATTGCCTGCTGAACCAGCCATTTATAAATACAGTTACCTTTATATATTATGTAGCCAATGGCCGAATCATTAAAATCAAAATACAAACCTTCATATCCAAAAAAATATAAAGGAGACCCAAACAATATAATTTGCAGAAGCAGTTGGGAAAGAAAATTTTGTCGTTGGTGTGATTTAAATGAAAATATAATATCTTGGGGTTCGGAAGAATTTTTTATTCCTTATGTCTCTCCTCTTGATAATAGAGTTCATAGATACTTTCCAGACTTTATTATAAAGGTAAAGGAAACTGATGGCAAAATAAAAACTTATGTTATTGAGGTGAAGCCCAAAAAACAAACTGCACCTCCGGTAAAAAAATCTAGAGTGACAAAAAGTTATATCTACGAAACAAAAACGTATGCAGTAAATCAGGCAAAATGGAAAGCTGCAAAAGAATGGTGTGATGATAGATTAATTGAATTTAAAATTATTACCGAAGACGAACTTGGAATTAAATAGATAAATAACAGTACCAAGGTATATCTACCAATCCCAGAATAAGGGAAGAAAGTTTAATGGCAAAAAAATCGGCTAAAGTTGGGAATGATTTTATTGATATAGAAGTAACTACAATTGATTATCCCAAAGTATTCCAAAGAGGTAGTAATACCAATTTCGCCGAATGGAATGGTGCAAACTATTGGAATATTGTTGATGCTAATGCAACATTTTCTGATAATGAAGCGGCAGATTCTTGGATAAACACCTACAATACAACATTAAAAGAAAATGTTTCAAATATAATTAATACTGAATTTGATATATTTGGAAGGAATGATATTTTAAATAATAATTTATTTAATTATAGAATTTCTGGGTCGAATGATGTTGACACAGAACCATCACCATTAAATGGCGGATTAGTTCCAGAATCTACATCTGGTTCTTCTACGGATAAAATTGATTTTATGTATCCGAAGTATAGGACTAGAGAATATGATTATTTGCAAATTACTGCATATGAATATGAACCTCCAGGTGTAGGTGAGTTTGAACAAAAATTAAGTTTCTTTTCCCCAAATTCTACAGAAAGTAGAATAACAAATAAAAAGGGAAGTATTATTCTTCCTATGATTCCTGGCATATCTGAAGGAAATACTGTCAGATGGGGTCCGGATAGTTTGAGTCCTATACAACAATATTTTGCTGGAGTTGCTAGAGATGCGATAGATGATGTCAGCTCTGGAAATTTTAATGGAGGGATACAAAACTTTGTTGATAATCTGATTGGCGGAAGTCAAGAAGCACTTGCTAATCCAAATCTAAAAGAATATCTTGTAAATTATTTTGCTGGTCAATCGGTTGGAGCAAATATAGTAACACGTTCAAGTGGATTGGTTATTAATCCGAACTTGGAATTATTATTCCAAGGTCCCAACTTGCGTTCATTTGGATATCAATACAAATTAATTCCTAGGGATGATGATGAATCCAGAGAAATAAAACAAATGATAGTGTTCTTAAAAAAAGCAATGGCTCCAAAAAAGAATCAAAACTTATTCCTAAAAACTCCATACGTTTTTAAATTAAGATATATTTTTGGAAAAACAAATAAAGATCATCCATTCTTAAATAAAATAAAAACCTGCGCACTAACAACATTGAATGTTGATTATACTCCGACAGGAAACTATATGACATATCAAGATGGTTCCATGGTTTCTTATAATTTAAGTTTGGGATTTAGCGAACTTGAACCAATCTATGACACAGATTATCAAGATAACGATTACTCAACAATGGGATACTAAAAAATGGCAAATCCGTATTTCAGAAATGTTCCAAACTTTGAATATGTAAGTAGAGAAGTAGATCAAAAAAGTATATCGGATTATTCTACTGTAAAGAATTTATTCAAAAGAGCACAAATACGTGATGATATTTTTCAAAATTTGAAATACTTTGAAAAATATCAGATTATTGGTGATGAAAGGCCAGATAATGTTGCATATAAATTTTACAACGATTCTACTTTAGATTGGGTAATTCTTTTATCAAATAATATAACAAACGTCCAAACTCAATGGCCAATACCTCAAACAATTTTGGATTCTTTGTTAATTGAAAAATATGGCACCTATGAAAATCTTTACTCAGGAATACATCATTATGAAACACTAGAAGTTAAAAATAGTAGGGGAGAGATAATTTTAAATTCTGGTAGGAATATTAAACCATCGTGGAAAACTGATGGAAATTTTGTTTCAGCATATAACTTTGGATATGATTTTATTGAAACAGTAACTCTAGACAATTTAAATGATATTGTTGAAGTAACTTTAAGAATTCCTATAGAGGGACTTAAAATTGGAGATTCTATAAGTGCATTTGGATTTTCTGATGACATTTTTAATGGAAATCATATTATTTCAAGCACTACAAAAACAAGTTTTGGATTTGTTCAATCTTTTAGTTATACTGTAGAATCTGGTTCTCTAATTACAGAAGCTGTATTGAATGGAGGTGAATCTTTTGAATACACTCCTCCAGAAGAATTATTCAGTAATAAATTTTATTATGAATTTTATGACAACTATTTGAGTTCAACTGTAAGGATTCCTGCAGAAAGTATGTTAAGACCAGTTTTAAATTTTGAACACGAATCATTCATAGAAAACCAAAAAAGGAATATATTTGTACTTAAACCAAATTACTTGAATGTTGTCTTTAATGACTTAGATAACATCATGGAATACAAAAAAGGTTCTGAACAATATGTGTCCAGAACCCTTAAGAGAGCTGATAATATTAGACTATACGATTAATCCATATCAACTAGTTTAGAGAAGTAGGATAGAGCATCATCTTCATCTTCATTTGAACTTGATGCTGAACTAGAACTAGAAGAAATGTTGTTCAGTTGATTACTGAGTTCTTGTGGAAGTTCACTTTCTTGACGACGAGATTCAAAGTTTGGTGAATAAGAACCACGGTCATCGTCTTCATTCTCAACTTCTTCATCAAAACGAGGACGAGATTCTGCTTTCTTTCCAAATACTGCATTCATCCGACGCTCAAGGTCCTCATAAGATTTGAACTGATCGGGTGCAGTTAAAGCAGTTAGAGAATACTCTTTCTTCCAGATGGTTTCAAGAGCATCGTCATCATCCAGGAGTGGTGCAACTCGGTCGAACTCTGATTTGTCATAGTTCCAATAACCATCTTTCTTGACGATTTTGATTTTGAAGTTTGCACCCTGCCAGAAATCGAAAGGATTGATAGGAGTTTCATCTTCAAATTCTGGTTGCATTGACTCCATGATTTTGTCAAAGATTTTCTTACCATACTTAAAGAGAAAAACGCGACCCTCATTTTGAGGATTTGCAGGATCCTTTACAACGTAAATATTGGAGTAATAAGATAGTTTGCGCTTTTGCTTACGGACAGTTTCTTTATCTTTTTCGTTACCACTATTCCAAAGTTCACGGTTATATTCGGAAATTGGATCCTTCTGACCAATCGTTGTCAGAGAGTTTTCAATGTACCAACCACCAGGACCTTGGAAAGCATGGGAATACATTTTTGCCCAAGGAAGTTCTTCACTTTCAGGAGCTGGTAGGAAACGAATGATTGCAAAACCATTTCCAGTCTTGTCCATTTCAGGTTTCCAGAAACGGTCATCTACTGAAGAGTTGGTATTACTCATCTTCTCAACTTCTTTTACCAACTTGCTGGTAAGAGAACCGAGACGTGATTGCTTTTTAAGATTTTCAAAAGACATTAAATTACCTCTGATTGTTTTGGATTTGGCTTTTGGGACTTCTTTATCTTACTGATAGTAGGAAGGGATGTCAAGCCCGCCTTTGTTTCAGACCTCTTTATCTTACAGGTAGTAGGAAGGGATGTCAAGCCCTATTCCAATTCATCTTTCATCTTTTTGATGACTGATGACATATTATTAAAAATAACATTCATATCAACACCTTTCTGCATACCCATCAGGACTGCAGATTCTTCAATCATATTTTTCATATCAATTGCTTCTGGGTCATCAGAAAGTTTCATTCTAGTATATAAAATTCTCTGTCGCTCCAGAAGGTCTTCAAGAATATTGATATGTTCAAGCTGCTCATCTGTTCCCATTGTGGGAAATTTATAAACATTTTTATAAATTATATCCTGTAATCGATTTATTTCTTTGATTTCTTCTCTTACAATTTCGGAATCGAAAAAATTCATTTGTTTAGCACAACTTTTTTTAACATATTCTTATATTTAACAATATCAATATTTAAAAATGGAGAATACTTTTCCATTTTCATGGATACAGAATTCCAAATTGGGTCATCAATATTTCTATCAAAACTTTTTTTATATCCAAGAATTGAATCTAAAATAATTAAAGTTTCTAAACTAATTTCTTTTGACAAATAAAGTTTTAGAATCTTTGGATGACTCCTGTTTTTGAGTGCAAAAAATGAATCAAATTCTTTATCCAAAAAAATAGATTCAATCTCCTCTTTAAAATTATAAGATAGAGATTGAATCTTTTTTTGCCATTTTAGAAAATTATCATTACCAGATTTAATCAATTCTCCAATCCATAGTTTATCTGGATTGTCTGAAAGTGAAAAGTTTGCGACAAAAAAACTAATTATTTCATCATCATCTTTTTGCCTACTCAGTTTTTCAAACCAAAATCTATCTTTCCTTTTATAAAAAGATTTTTCACTTGCTTTTACTTTTCCATTATATTTCAAAAAATCATAGTTAGTTTGTGTAAAATGATTCTTTAATGAAATGTAAGTTTTGTAAGCATCAATGGGAGTCACTTTCATTATCAGATAGGTAGTCTTGCTTTAGATGTTTTCTTGAGAAAATTTAATTCCATGGCATTCCACTTTACTTTTTCCTTAAGTGGTTTTGTAATCAGTTTAGATACTGATTCTACATCTATACTATTTTTTTCACAATAATATACGATGGCACTAATATAGTCCAAATCATCTGATGTTTGGACTAGATTTTCAATTTCTTTTGCGAATCTTTCAGAACACATAAATTTTTTATCAAACTCACTAGTTAATTCGTTTTTTATTTTATTCGGCATAGGAGTTTACTTTGTCTTCTACGAACTTTTTAATGTATTTTGTTAAGAGACGAATATACTTTTCTTTGTCCCTTTCTTCGTAGACTACAACTTCACCATTTACACATGTCATAATAATGACAAATTTCTTGACTGATATTCCAGTCAATTCGTGAAGCATACATGCATACGCACAACACTGTACAAAGTAACCATCAATCCATTCTCTAGGCTTTGGTTTTTTTGAAGTCTTAAAGTCTACGATTGCTAATTCCCCATCAAACTCAGCAATACAATCAACTGTTCCGGCGATTCCAAAAAATTGACTATAGAGAGAACCTTCTAGAGCATAAATGTTATTTATACGACTTAATTCTGGTTTAGCAATCTTAAACAAATACTCCGATATTGGTTGAACTTTTGGAAGTTCTTTATTTAAAAGGTGATGCTCAATCAATGTGTGAGCATCAGTTCCTTGACTTGTAGCCTGCCTAGTAATTTTATTTGCTTCTTCTTCACCTACACGGTTACGCCATTTCTGAAAGAACTCTTTATTGTAATGACTAATAACAGAAGTAATCGATACTGCTCGAAAATTATCATCAGAATCTTTGATTTTGTAATATCTTACACCATCGATTACTTCCCTTTGTAGTTTAGGTAAATCAATTTCTACATGTTGAAAACTCATAAATCTATCACATTCCTAGTTCATTTTTTGCAATTAGATATTCTTTAACAAGACCACTTCTACATACATCTTCAACACCAAATTCAATAGTATCGAATGATGGCATGATACGCAGAATCTTCATGAAATCTACAATACCATTCTTTTCATTGGTCTTAACCAAATCTGATTGGGTTGCATCACCGCAGAACATAATTTTAGATTTTTCACCAACACGAGTAATGATTGAATCTAGTTCGTGCCCATTTAGATTTTGAAATTCATCAACGATAATAATAGCATTATCAAGTGTTGTACCACGAATAAAAGAAGTGCTCCAAAAACTAATCGTTCCTTGAGATTTTAGATTTCCATAAAGCATATCAAAGTCGGAATCTGATGGCATCTCGAACATGTACTTGACCATGTTCTTGTATGGAATCTGATAAAGAGATGATTTATCTTCATGGTCTCCAGGAAGAAAACCAATTTCTCTGGTAGCAACTAGAGACCTAACAATATAAATTTTTTCGTATGGAGTTTTCTCATTTAGAACATCTTTTAGTGCATTATAAAGAGTAATAAATGTTTTTCCCGTACCTGCACATCCGTATGCTACAAGATTTTGGTCTAAACGATATCTATCGAAAAGTTTTTCTTGGTTTTCGGTTAACGGTTCAATCTCTTTCATCAAAGAGACATTAATTGGCTTCTTACGTTTCATTTGTCTATTGCTCATCCCAAACGGTACTACTGGAACTAAATCTTTTTTCTTTCTTGACATTTTAAAAATCAGATTGGTTTTACTCTGGATCCTGGTGCTTGAGATGCTTTTCGCAAAACATCATTCCACCCAGGGTTTTTTTGAATGAGTTTGTCTTTCCATTCTCCAACTTCTCCTGGTGTAGCACACCCTTGAGACCAATCTCTTTGCCATTCTGGATTGTCGTTATACCATTGAGTTATATCATGAACACTCATTTCAATAACTTTTTGTTCTCCAGTTTCTTTATTAATAATTGGATAAATTGCCATCAAATCTCCTATTATGAGTTTTTAATATTTATTCTTAGGGAGAAAGTCTTGCTTTATGAAGACGTTTCTGCTCATAATATGCCCAAACATTTGGCGACCATTCTTTAATATGCTCGGAAATTTGTTCGCACAAACATTGAATTTCTAGTTGAGCATCTAGTTTTGACCGAAGGTCTAGAAGGTGAAGAACAGAACGAAGATTAAAAGAAACTACAAAGTTTTGTCGAATTGCTTGAGGAAGATAATCCCTCAGATGTTCCTCACACATACCTTCAGAATAGTATTCTGCATATTCTTGACACTCTAGAAGAATCCTAGCGAGTTTTCTTTGACGATGCTCTTCTGTCCACTCATATTTTTTACCCTTTCGATTGGTATAAAATCCAGCTGGACGAACATAAAAAACTTCTTCAATGTCAAGTTCTTGTTTTGCAACCTGACGAACTCGTTTTCCAGTATACCTTTGAGATTGTACATCAAAGGTAACTCCTACGCGATGAGTTCTTGCCTGAACAATTACATTATGAACGTATCCGGAAACGGAGAATGTAATTGAAGGATGTTCGATTGGACCCCAATGACCTCGCTCATTTCCCAATAGTTGGTCAACAATCCATTGACCACACTTTTCTGGACTTGGTGGTTCTACTGTATGAATAGGAACTTCTGAGTAATCACATTTTCCAGCCTGCCAAATAATTTGTTCTGGATTTTCATAGGCATTTAGTTTTACAACGCTTAGATTTTTATCCAGAGTAAGAAGGTCTTTTGCTTTAATTGGTTTCATTAATTTCCTCAGTAAGTACTATCTTCAAAGATTTCATCATAATCGTCTATGGGTAAAAAATCAATACCCTGGTCTTCATCAATATTTCTGTTAGAACCTGGGGTTGTTTCCAATTCTTCCTCCAAAACATTTATCACAAATTTTAAATTGTCTATAATCGCTTTAATCTTTTCTGGATTCATTATTAGTGGAAACAATAGAAATTATAGACAAAAAAAGAGGGGATGTCAATCCCCTCATCAGAATTTTTACTTATTCAACAATCGAACCTCAAGTACAATTAACAAGATGAAAATAGCACTTGCAATTGTAATTTCTGCTACAACCATCATAGTTTTGTTTTGCAATTTCCTGCCATACAAAGCTGAGCATTATACAATTTTTTCTCTTTAATTTGCTTTTCTTTAATTATAGAAAGCCAATTAACTGGAGATTTTTTCATGATACCACCTCAACGTTTTTGTTGTAGTTAATTCCACGCCATTGATGTGGTAGGGTCTTAACTTCATGCTTTTGTTGATTTGGTCGATTGTCAGTATCGTACTTAATACCGCGATAAGTAACTTTTGCCATTTGAATACTCCTAAAGAAATGAGATGATTAGTCCCGTTCCTTCAGTCGGCTTTTGCGTCTTATTCTCCTACTTTAAAGCACGCAGGATCTGTTCCTCTAATAAAGACAGAAAGAAAAGTTAATTTCTCATCTCTAGTTAAAAGTTCAGATTCAAATACACCATTAGTTAACCAATCAAAATCCTCACACTTCATGAGAATTTTAGAGTCTGGTTGAGACGTTGCTAGTATCAATGAAAGTAGAAACATAAGATGAACGATCCGTTCCGAGTCGGCTTACTTGCGTTCGCTATTCGGAAATAGCGAATGAACGTATGGTCATTATAGACCGTATAATCTATATAGTCAATTGGTTCTGTAAAATACGATACAATTTTTTTTATTTTCTTAATGTTTTTAGATGCTCAAGAATATTTTCTCTAATCCACATTAACTCATGGTAACACTGCTGTTCATGAGCACATTGTCTAAGTTCTTGATCTGGTTTGTATACACTTTCAATAAACAAATCTAGACCGCGATTCCATTTTTCTTCTTCGGACATTAGAACAATCCTTTTTTACTGAAATATTGTAGAGACTCTTTCATGTTACCAACATGTTCACTACCATATGCAACTTGAGGAAATTCTGCTTCCGAACCAAACTCAGAAACAAATTGCCTAAGAGTGAAGTCTCTGTCTAAAATATATTCATGATATTCTCCGCCAAGAGATTTTAGCAACATTGCCATGCGCTCACATTCTTGACTTCCATTACTATAAATTACTGCTGCTTTAGTCACGTTGCCTCCAATCATCAGGTTTATCTTGCTTGAACCAATCAACAATTTCATCAGCACTGCTGAATCCAGTTCTATGATTTGATGGATCTGGATCTCCCAACCCCATCTTATTCATAAAATCATCAAGTCCTCCTTCTTGCATATCAGGATTTGCAGCTTTCCTTCTTGCTTTGTCCAACCAATCTCTGGCAGTTGTATGAGACTTTGCAAGTTTTTCTGCCCAAATCATATCCTCAAGTTTTACATCTTCGCCATTTACAATACACTTGCAAATAGATTCTAAGCGTAATCTGTATTGTGTGGATAACATATCAATCCTTTGCTTTGGTTAACCAGTTTTCTAATTCATTCACTTTTGTGAACTCATTGTATGCTGCTTCTGAACGTTCATTAAGAATATCCAGAATGTCATCAATGATTAAATTGTTGTCAATATAATCGTCTAAGTATTTATCGATAGCCTCTTTAAGGTATCTCTTACGATTCCATTCTGGAGAATAAGGTCTATAGCTTGCCATAATTAACATTGTTCATAAAGCAATACTAGTTGATGAAGAAAAATTTGTCAACACACATTACCTTTCTATGTAACTCAATGTATGATTTTCAGCATTTAACTGTTGAATAATCATATCACATCCAATTTTTGGATTTGAATCTCCGCAAGTAAATATATCTACTGCAGCATTACCATCTTCAGGCCAAGTATGAATACTAATGTGACTTTCTGAAAGTAAGGTTAGTACAGTAACACCTTGAGGTTTAAACTTTTTACATATTGATTGGATGACAGTAGCGCCACTTACAAAAGCAGCATTTTCTAACAAATCAATAAGATAACTTTCATCATTTAAGTGATTAAATGAACACCCATAAAGATTTAACAAATAATGCTTTCCCATCTCAGTTTATTCATCTCCAACTAAATTGGATATAATTGTTTCAGAATTATCCATCACCTTCAATGTGTAGATTGAAGAATTCATATACTTTTTAAGTCTCTTATAATCTTTTAGTAGCTTATCTACTTCATTACCATTAACAGTAATTCCAAGACTACTTTCTACATTTTTCTTTTTTGTTTTTTTACTATCACCAAAACCTTTGTTCATTTTCTTTTCTTGTTTTTATCTGAAGATTTTTTATTGCCCCATAGTTTTGGATTGGTTCTACCATATCCAAAATCAATTCTCTTAAGTGAATTGGGACCATATCTATCATAATATAGATCAAATATACGAACTCTTGAACCTCTTGTCAAATCAATATATTCTTGACCATCAACAACATACCAAACCAGATATGCATCATTAGGAAATGATTTATCTTTTGCTCTCTCTATAGTTGTTTTTTCTAAAAGAATGTCACATCCATACTTGGATGGAGTGTAACTTGAATCATCAAACATTTAATTACTCCCAATTTATCAAGAACGTCCTCCCCACTTTATATCTGGATATGCTTCTTTGACAATTTCTAGAGTAATTTTATACTTATCCGTAAGTTTCTTATCTTTTACTAGGATTAAAATTTCTGCTTCTAGAGGATGCAAACCTTCTAGAATTTGAATAAACATAGTTTCCCTTCGAATTGAAGTTAGACTATCGTTACCTCCCCTAACAAAATTGTAGAGTTTTGTGTATTCGTTTCTTAGAGAAGTATGTTGAGCATCTGCTCGTTCTGCTAGACCATTGAAAGATACTTTGTCCTGAGAACCTGCAATTCTTTTCTCTACCTTTTCACTAAGACTTCCACCAAGAGAAGTTTGATCTTTGGTATTTGAATATGGAACAGGACCTTCGGGTAGAGCGGATTTTACACTTTCGTCAAAGTTCCAAATAAAAATTGATTTTAGTGCTGGATTCTCGTACTTCTTCAGCACTTCAATTTTTTTAGCATTGGACCTTTGCTTCGATACTAACTCCAGAATTTCATATTGAAATGCATTTGGTTGCAATTCAACACTCTGTTCTGGTTTTTTTGCGGTGACTTTTTTTGTTCTTGTAGAAGTCTTTGCTTTCGTTGTAGTCATAATAGATTCAATTCAGTATTATTTTGGTATTTATTATTGTTTAAATATCTTCTTCGTTCTCTTCCGAATCATAATCTGAAAAATAATCTTTTTCAAATCTGACTGACAATATTTCATCTGGAATTATGTTCCCATGCTCATCTATAAATTCTGGATGAAGATTGAGAGGTCTATTTTCCCAAAAGTGTTTATTTGCTATCCATCCAACAATTCCCCCAACAACAAAAAACAAAATAGTAACAAGCACATATGATGTTACTAAAAGCGTCGTTTCCATTGTTATTACCCCCCAGAAAGTTATTTTTTCTTCATATAAAAGTTAAAGTTAAAATGAAACTCCCTGGAAAAAAGAGAGAACATTTTTCCAAAACTTATCTCATAATCTTTTGGAACCTCCCTCTTTTTATTGGTTTTTCGGAGCATAAGCTCCACACCTTTATTTATCGACAATCGTTTTCCTTTTTCTTCCCGGCTTTTTGTCATCACTATACCTCCTTGCATCTTGCATTATAGAGTCCAAATAGTTTCTTATTTTTCTTGCTTGAGGTTTAGAAATATGACCATAAGCTTCTCTAAGTTGCTTATGGTTATTGTCCATACCACCTTCTAGATATTCCGACAATTCATTTACGGTATCTTTAATGGAGATTGCAGTGCTACTAGAAATGAATTCATCAACGTCTCTCTTTTTGGCACCTTTAATCTTTAAATAATCATAAAATTTTAGAACAAAAGATCCTTGGAAAGCCAAATCAATTGCTTTCTCTACGTCGTAACAGAATTCGATAAGATATGCTTCCATTAAATTACTTTGTTTTCCTTTAAATAATTTACTGTTTCTGTGCAACCACCAAGATGATTTTGGTCATTTAGGATTACTTGAGGAAAAGTAGAACCATCTCCAAATTTGGAATAAAATTGTTCCCTATCAAAGTCTTCTCCTAACTTATAAATGGTATGTTCAAGTTTTGTGATTTGTAAAACCCTTTCAATCTTATCACAAAAAGGGCATCCAGATTTAGAATAAACTGTAAACTTCATATCAGAAATCATCCTTTTAATAGTATGTATTATTTTTAAGATTCTGGAGCAATTGATGGTTCAAACGGTTTGCGAGAACGATTTTTAATTACAATAAATGCATCCTTTTGATAAGTAACTGTTCCAAAAGGTTTTGCCCACTTTTGATTTGCATTTGGATTAGTAGCAGTTCCAGTCACTGCAACTCCACCAACCTCAACACAAATTTCATCATCGACTTCCCAACCAAGAGTTTGAATTACATTGGAAAGTTTGCTGAGAATGTCATTATTCTGCTCCATTACATTCTCTTCCGGTTCTAGATTTCCAAGCATAAAAAAACTGAGAGATTTTACTCTCCCAGTTTATCGCGTTCTTATCCTTTTGTCAAAGGTTTTCTTCCTGCTCTACCAGAATTGTACAATCCGACTCTGGATAAGCAGTACATGTGAGAACAAATCCTTCTTCTAGTTGGTCATCATCTAGAAAAGTTTGGTCATCATTGTTCACTTTTCCACTAATAACCTTACCAGCACAAGATGAACATGCTCCAGCACGGCAGGAATATGGCAAATCAATTCCCTGCTCATCAGCAGCATCTAGAATATATGAATCTTCATCACACTGAATTACTTGTGATGAACCATCAGGAAAACTTAGAGTAACATTAAAAGTCATTTTTCTCTCCAAAAAATAAAAAGTGGTGGGGAGTTCTCTTCCCAATTGTAACGTATTATGTAGTTAACGTCAAATCTCCCTATGAGAATTTTTAATCCTCAGTCTGTTCTTTGTATCTCTGCAAATCTCTACACAATCCACTCACTCCAAGAAAGATAAGATAAAGCCCCAAAAAGGTCATACGAAAGTCCTCTCTTTAGAATTAGGTAGTTGTTTAGATTTGAAAATTTTATCTTCTTTTGATGGTCGATAAAGATTTGGCCAAGTATCTCTAATAATCTCAGCCAATTTATCTGGAGTATTTGTCGTAATCAATGCGCCGTCCCATTCCCATCATAATCGTCACTATCATAATACACATTCTCCCCTTTGTAAAATCCAAAGAAAATGGTTGTAAGTACAAATGGAATGCAAATCCAAACTAAAAAATCAGATAGGTTCATTGTTTTCATCAAGTCCTTGTGAATTTAAATAATCAATCCACCATTGCGGATTCTTGGGAGATTTCCATCTAGGAACATCGACACCTTTTTCGGAATAATATTCAAGTAAAGCATCATCTATAATCTGTGCGATCTCCATACTCCTCTTCCTCCTCATCAATGTCTGCATATGGATTTGCCACAAAGGGTCCTCGTTTTCGTAAAGGTTCTTTTCTGACATAATCCGTCTCAGCATTTACTGCAGATATCCATACAGATAGTTTCATTACTATGTAGATGATTGCAAGAGGTAAAAAGCACCCAATAAGAATTAATGTTTTATACATCGTCATCATCCTCCCAATATCCGTCGAATGGTTCCTGACATAACTCCCTATGTTTCAAAAATCTTACTGCTTGATGCAGTAGTTTTTCATCCTCCTCAGTAAATTTTTCTTTTGGTTCTTCACTCATCTTACGTGGTGACCTCCAAACATGTAACGCATACCATTCAAAATCTTGGACGCGAAAGCACCAAGACGGCGCGAGTTAAATCTCTCATACAAAGCAGTACTGATGACAGGAGCGGGTACGCCAAGATCCACAGCAGCGTGAACCGTCCAACGACCCTCACCAGAATCTGATACTCCGCCATCGAATTTGCTAAGTTCTCTATCGTACCGTAGAACATCAGCGGTAAGGTCAAGTAACCAGCTACCAACAACGCTACCACGACGCCATAACTCAGCAACCTCAGCAACATCAATATCATATTGATAATCTTCAGGATTATCCATTGGAGCAACTTCAGCATCACCCTCTTTAACGTATTTCGAGCCAGCATTTGCTTCATGCAGGATATTAAATCCTTCTGCATATGCTTGCATGATTCCGTATTCGATTCCATTGTGAACCATCTTTACAAAGTGTCCTGCTCCTGGCCCACCACAATGTAGCCAACCAAATTCTGCACCCGTTACATATCCGCCAGGTGCAGTTCTCGGGGCAGCATCAATCCCTGGTGCGAGGGCATCAAAAATGCTTTTACAAGCGGCGACTGCAGTATCTCCGCCACCAACCATAAGACAGTATCCACGATCCAAACCATAAACACCGCCGCTAGTGCCACAATCAAGATATTGGATACCAAATTTTGCCAATCGTTCTGCTCTTTTCCGACTGTCCTTAAAATTGCTATTGCCATGATCAATAATAATATCTCCTTCACGACAATATCGTAATAACTCATCGAGTGTTTCCTCCACCGTTTCTGCTGGTACAACCATCATAAACACTCCTGGTTTTTTGTCAGAAGTTTTAGAACTATGAACTATTTGAACAAGGCTTTGTATAGAAGTGGTAACTCCACTAACATAACCCTTTTCATATTGCTCACAAGCTTTTTCATAGTTATTTCTATATCCCCAAACTTCTAGTCCACAATTAATCATTCGACGGGACATTCCTTCTCCCATCCTTCCAAGTCCAATCATTCCTACTTTCATAGAATCCTCCCAGGAATATAATCAACTCCAACTAAAACTTCTTCTAAAAGTTTCCCATAATCTTTGAATTGCTTATCTCCAGCAATGAAGCACCTTTGTCTGCGCCAAATTGCTTCTGCAAGCATTCGTTTTTCTTCTTCTGTAAATCCTTCTAGCCTGTTCATTTGTCTTTAAGCAAATTTTCTATTTGTTTGCGAGTGCTATCCATTTTTTCTTTTTCACGCTCAGAATGTTTATATCCATGCTTACCGTGAAAAATAAAATGACCCTGGCATATCATAGTTATACCGAAAAGAAATAGGGTTATTACCCCTAACCATTCTACAATGTGATATTCAACCATGGGAATACTGGTGGTATAACTCCTATCAATCTCAGAAGTCCTTCAGCAAATAAAGCAAGAACCACCCAACCGACGCACATACTAATGATAGAAGCATTACGGTTGTGTCGTCGTATTGCTGCATCAATCATCTCCTGGACTTCTTTTCTTGTAACTTGGTCTTCCATTTAACTAATGTGATTTTTTACTAAAAGGTTCCCAATGTTCCCACTTGTACTTATGAACTGCCCATATGCCAGCAATTGGAACAAAAACCAAACACCATGCCATAAACCCCATGGTCCAAGGATTATTTAAAACAATCCGAGAAAAGTGTGCTACTTGATGTATCATTTTACGCAGGATAATCCCAATTTGTAATTTGGTCTATTTTATGCTGTGGTCCCCATGTTCCAGAATCGTACAGATATGGAATTGTTCTTATAGGACAGGAA